GGAACATTAAATCAATTTTTTTAATTTTTAAAAAATAATTTTAGTAGACATATATTCATATATATTACCATATATACTACCCACTATATATAGTATCCCCTCCCCCAGCAAAGCATGGGGGGCCAAAGACCTAAAATTCATTGACTTGTTCACTAATTTTTGGAAATTTATTAGTAAAATTAGGGACTTGGGAGTCATGAGGGATTGTTAATTTCTCAGTGAATTAGCGTTTCTTTGTTAAAACTGTGTTTTAAAGTGAGATTTTAAACAAAATTCATGGGTATGCCGATTTTGCTTGACACAACATCTTGTGGTGCCCAGTCAATGTTTTATGTTGGCATGGAATGTGGCATTGCAAAGGGTGTGCCAAGTCAAAACTCAATAATATCAAGGGGTTAGCGATAAAGCAAAAAGGGTGCCAATACCATATATGATAAAGCGAGTTAGCGTTTTGGCGAGCAGCGCCTTGGCATAGAGTTTGGCAAAGCAAAGAGCGTGCCAAGCCAATTTCCTCAACAATTCCAGGGCTTTATAGATTTTTTAATTTTGTGCTTGACATTTGAAATTTTCTTCCAACATTAGAATCCAACTAATATATGACATTCATTGATTGAGAGTTTGGCATGAAGCTTGCAGAGGGCCTATTATTTTTCTTTAATAAAAGACGATTGTTTAAATGCCTGATTAATAAAGCAAATTTAATATAAGGTTCAAAAAATATAAAATTCCTTAATGAAAGGTGGGCAACAGTACCTATGTATCTGTCTATTTTAGATGTTTAAAAATTCATACTTAATTATCTCCCTATTTAGATGTTTAAAACTTCCTATTATTTTGGGCACTCCCTATTTGGAGGATGCGATATTTAGGAGGGGAAGAAGGTTCAGGATTGGGAAGGAGGGATTTGAGGGGTAGGGTGTGCCGAAATTTACTAAATTTTGAAATTCCGCTTGTTTAAAAATTCAAACTATTAGCAATCATCCTAGTTCTTGGGCACACCTTAACCCTTTGAATCTTACCTCCCTACTTCTAAGATCCAAAGTATAACTAAACCCCATGTCCACGGATTAGGGCTTGCCCAAATTCCAACTATCCAATATCCTTATAGGAGAATCCAAAAACCCTAAACCCAAAAGAGGCCAAATCAATGCCAGGAATTATAGAAATTGACAAATCCGAAGATTTCGCGCAACTTAAATTTGATTTCACATCCAAAAAAGAGGTGCAAGACCAATGGGAAGGCCCAAAAAGTCTGAACGTCCAACTGACATTGGGAGAGAATCAGGGCAAGGAATAAAGAGATACGAAGCAGGGTGGGCCAAAAACACCCAAAGACTTTCTCCCAAAGATAAACTCCGCGCTGTTCTCCGCGCTGGCGGGCATACTTATAAGCAGATTCGGGAGATGGAATTGGGCAGACCTCTATTGCCGGGGGAGGAATCCACAGTTGGAATGGCTTGCAGGAGTGATAAGATGCAAGATTTGATAGAAAAAGAGCACGAGGAGATTATTGAGCGCGCTAGAAACCGGCTTGTGGGTATGGTGGAAAAGGCTGCCGAGAATTATTGTGAAGCTATTGAAGAAGGGGATCTCAAATGCTCCAAAGATGTGCTTATGAGTTTGGGGGTTATGAATTCCGGGAAGAGCACGGTAGAGAATAATGTAAATGTCTCTTTTGGGGAGTGGCTTTCTAAAGAGCGGGAGATCATAGATGTGGATTCAAGATCTGATGATTGGGATGCCCAAGATTCCGGGGATGCCCAACCTACTATGATTGAACACCAAGAGGGGGAAGGCCCGCAAATGCGATCCTTTGATTCCCCCTCTAAGCGTGTTGATCCCAACACCCGAAATGGCATGTCCCTAGAAGAGATAATTGCCCAAAGTAAGCCGCGCCCAATTTCTAATCCGCGCGAACTTAGTACCGATGCCGATGATTTCCATGATTGCAGATCCCCAGAAGGGGAATTGCTTAATGACTAACCCCAAGGATGCCCAATGAGAGGGAGCTTTTGTCGCCACAAATTTTGCACATCCAAAAAAGTATACAGGTTGGGCTTTTGTAGGAACCACTACCTACTTCATATTAAGCTCGGTGCTATTTGCGCACACCCTGGGCCGAAGAATCTAACCCCTAATAGGTATGAAGAAAAAGATGGGGTTTTGTATATGACGATTTATAATGCCTGGGGTGGAGGGAAGAAGCAGGTGATTGCGGATGCTAAATATTTAGAGGTTTTCAGACATTTCAATTGGTACATTTCTGGGGGTTATGCGGTCTTTGGGGAAGGTAAAGATAAGATTAGTATGCACAGGTTGGTGGTTGCGGATAAACTGAAGCCCCGATTAGTTGTGGATCACATTAATAGAAATAGATTGGACAATAGGGAAGAAAATCTCCGGGTTTGCACTGTGCGCCAAAATAATGCGAATAAACCAAGCAAAGGTGGGACGTCCAAATTTAAGGGTGTTTCAAAAAACCCAAACGGCACCTTCTCTTCTAGTATCACGGACAAAAAGAAGCGAATTTATCTAGGTGTTTTTGAGTCCGAGTCCTGTGCTGCCCACCATTACAATGAAAGGGCTAAAAAGGTATTCGGGGAGTATGCTTATTTGAATGAATTTAAGTGTAGTAGGAAAGAGCCTAGATGTAAGTTTGGGCACACCGAGGAGACTAAGGAATCCAAGGATTGAATAATCAAAAGAGTAGGATGTTATGCAAATAAGTCTGCCGAAATTACTATTTGGCTTCCAGCATTTGGAAGATTTCGATTGTGTACTGGTTAGCGAAAATCAGGAATTATTGGACCGAATTTTTGGTAAAATCATCCAAGAATTGCCGGATTTTAACCTCCATTACAATGAAATAGAGTGGAAAGGGTCCAAAATTTCCACAAAACTAATAAAAACAGTCCAAGATTTGCAAAAGTTGGAATCCCTCTCTTACAGGGCCAATATTATAACAATAGGAGATTTCCCACTTATTGGGGAACTCAAAAAGACAGTTAGAAATCCAATACTAGAATTGATATAATCCATGATCTCCGATGCAACAGTATATATAGACAGATATAGAAAGAATCCCGAACTTTGGGTCAAAGAAATGATAGGGATTTCTATATCCGAGGATCAGAGGGCCATGTTCCAAGGGTTGGTGGCTCACAACTTTGTGAGCGCAAAAAGTGGTACTGGATGTGGAAAGACCGCAAGCTTGGCTCTTTTAGGTCTTTGGTTCCTTACAACTCATCCAGAGAGTAAGGTTGTTTTGACTGCCCCAGGGGGGGACCAGATTGAGAACCTACTTTTTGCCGAAATAGATGCTTGGAAGCGCCGAATTAAGTTTGACAAAATCCGAGAATCTTTGGTGTCGGTCAAAGGCCGAGTCTATGTTGAAGGGTATAGGGACTGGTTCATAGTAGGTCGGACAATCCCGAAGGATAATAAAGACAAACTAGGCGATGTGCTGGCTGGTTTTCATGCGCCCTCGCTTCTTTTTCTGGTGGATGAAAGTTCCGGTGTGCCCGACCCAGTATTTAGGGGCATTGAAGGTTCGATGATGCAGAAGAATGTTTGGGCGCTCCTTACTGGAAACCCCACTCGTTCTAATGGGTATTTCTATGATACTCATACTAAGCACAAAGACAGATGGCATTGTTTAACACTCTCCGCGCTGCGCTCGCCTTTTAATGACCAAGCCTGGATAGAGCGGATGAAGAACCTACATGGAGAGGATTCGGACTTTTTTAGGGCGAAAGTCCTTGGAGAATTTCCCCGTGGAGGTGGCCTCGCACTAGTAAGCATTGATGAACTCTATGATGCTTTTGATCGTTGGTCACATTCTTCTCCCGAAGATGTAAGCGCCCCAATAGTAGCTGGCCTCGATCCAGCAGCAGGAAAGAACGACTATTCGATTTTGACTCCTAGAAAGGGGTGGTATATATTTGAACCCATTAGAATCAAACATGTAGATACAACAGACCTTGTGCCTAAAGTTCTGGGCGAGTGTAAAAGATATGGAGTGCAGGAGCTTTATATTGATTACACAGGTATGGGGATTGGGGTTTACGATCAGGCCAGGAAAAAGGCAGGGTTTAAGGTTTATAAAGTAATAAGCAGCGCAAGGGCCAATGATCCAGAAGCCTACAAAAATTTGCGCGCCGAATTATTCATGCACCTGCGGGATAACTTTGAATACCTTGCCCTGCCTAATCATGACCGATATGTGCAGGAACTGCCGGAAATTAATATAATAGAAGATTCCCGGCCTTTGCAGATTGAAGATAAGAAGAAAATCAGAAGCCGCCTTAATTTTTCCCCTGACTACTCCGATAGCCTGATGATTAGCCTCTTCCGGCATGGGAACTTAGTTGGGCATTCTGATTATGGGAATATTCAATCATTTAGGGCTTTGAACAGCCTTTTAACCCAGGAGTCTAGCTTTGCCAAAATCTGAACTCGCATATACTAATGTAAAAGGGAAATTTACCTCCCATTTGGACAAGGAGACGGAAGCCCTATTAATGGGTGCTAATGGGCTCAGGGCTTACAAGAAGATGGCTGAGAGCGATGCCATTTGCAGCTCCTTTGTTCTGGCGATTACTAAGATTTTTCAGTCCTTGGAATGGAAAGCGGTTAATGATCCCAAGGGGGCACTAAAAAGGAGTTTGAAGAATGTAAATTGGTCCGAACGCCTGGAAGAGATTGTCACATTCCTGATATATGGGTTTGCCGACTTTGAAGTGACCATTAAGCAAGAAGAGGATGGGGTTTATACTTGGAGCGGTTTCTACTTCCGGCCCCAATCTACCATTGCCGATTACATTCAAGACTCTAAAGGGAATATTAAACAAGTAGAACAATGGGGTGAAGTTGGGGAAAATGTAAAAATTAATGCAAATCGAATTTTGCACTTTGCCAGCCGGAAGAATATTTCAAACCCTTGGGGGAAGAGCATATTCCGTGGTGCTTTCCGCGATTGGTATTATCGTACTAACATAGAGAAGGTTGAAGCAATTGGGGTGGAAAGAGACCTCACAGGTCTGCCCGTTCTTACTCCGAGCGATGATGTTAGTATGCACGATGCTGATGGGAATTTTACCAAAGAGGCATTGTGGGCCTGGGAAGTTGTAAGGCAGGTTAAAAGGAATGAACAAGAGGGGTTGGTGCTTCCGCCGGGATGGAGTTTTGAATTACAGGGCTCTCCAGGGGAAAGGCAATTTGACCTCAATGCGGTCATAAATAGATACGATGCCAAAATTGCTATGAGCGTGCTTGCCCAGTTTTTGATCCTTGGGGTTGTTAATTCATCTGGCTCTTTTGCACTTGCTAAAGAACAGAGTGATTTGTTCCATAAGGCAGTTGAGGGCTTTGCTAAAAGTATTGCAAATGTGGTGAATACACAGTGGATCGGGAGTCCGGCTCTTGGGCTTTTAAACGATACAGAAGCGCCGAGATTGGAGCCTGTGGGAGCGCAAAAGCTGAACCTGTCCGACCTTGCATCCTTCCTTGGGCGGCTGCTTAAATTCAACATCATCACCCCGGACGATGAATTGGAGGCTTACCTGCGCAAGATTGCCTCTCTGCCGGACAAGGACGAATCAACATCCCGCCCAATCCCAGGGGTTACATCCAAACTGGGGGAATCAGATAAAGAGGAAGAATCAAATACAGAAGAGGATGCCCAAAATACTAAGAATTCAAATAAAGAGTCAGAAGGGAGGGAGTAAGTATGAAGGACAGAGCTATACTAAAATTTTTGGCAAGCACAGGATGGGCTTGTACCCCTGAGCATTTGGAGCTGATTAACACAATTGTCTCCAACCATATTCAGGGGCTTCCGGTGAAAATGGAGAGCCCCAAAAGTAAGGTCTCTGGGAATATTAATTACCCCCAAGTTGCAATCATTGGCATTAATGGAACTATCGCCAAAAAATTCTACGGAATGGATGCAATTAGTGGGGCAAAGACCACGTTGGATTATAGGGAGGAAATCCAAGCGGCTCTTGATGATCCTAAGATCAAAGGCATTGTTCTTGATATAGACAGCAACGGTGGTACGGTCGATGGAACCAAAGAGCTTGCCGATTTTATCTATGAATCCCGAGGAAGTAAGCCTATCATTGCGTATGCAAATGGAAGCATGAATTCCGCGGCCTATTGGATTGGCTCCGCTGCGGATAAAATAGTAGCCTATGATACCGCAAAGGTTGGAAGCATTGGCGTAGTTATGGCCCATTATGACTATTCCGAAATGCTCAAAGAACAAGGTATTGCGATTAAGTACTTGTATGCGGGTAAATACAAAGTGGCCGGCAATTCTACTGAGCCACTCTCAAAAGAAGGTGAAGAATACTTGCAGGGTAGTATTGATTATTACTATTCCATGTTCGTAGATTCCGTGGCACAATACCGGGCAAAAGATCCCAACTTTGTGCTCACTAAGCAGGCAGAGGGTAGGGTTTTTATAGGTAAGCAAGCCCTAGATGTGGAACTGATTGACGAGTTGGGTGGGATAGAAAAAGCCCTTGCGCTCGCTAGTCAGGGCGAAACTAAAAATGGAGGTAAAAAGGTGACTATTAAAGAAGCGGTAAAGGAATTTGGGGTCGAGGCTCTTATGAAAGAGCTTTCCGCCCAAGAGGATGTGCCGAAAGAAGTGGCTGATGCTATTACTTCTTCGCTCACGCCGAAAGTGGAAATTCCGGCAGAGTTTAAGGCCCAGTTCGATGCTATGCAGGAGCAGATTAAGGCGCTTGAGGCGGAAAAGACTGAAAAGGCCGAAGCCCTTGCCAAAGAAAAGGCAGAGCGGGAAGAGAAAGAGCATGCCGAATTTATTAAATCGCTAATCCCTAATTGTAATGAAGAACTCTTTAGTGTTCTGGCCGACCTGGACCAAGGTGCCGTTGCAATTATTGCCGGTGAGGTTAATAAGGAAGGCAAAAAAGCCAAAGAGCTGGCAGAGAAGTTGGAAGAACCCACAGAAGGTGCGGAGTCCAAGGAAAAGCAAAGCCCTGAAACCTTTGATGCCGCAGTTTCTATGATCGTTAAAAGAGATAAGGTGGAATACCAAGAAGCTGCGCAAATTGCTTCTACGGAATTCCCGGAACTTTTTGATTCCTACCGGAATGGAGGTAACTAAAAATGGCAGATCAGAATAAGATGATGATTACTAGCACCGTGCCCACTACTGCGGTGCGCGGAAATTTGGTGAGCGGAGCTGGTACTTTTAGTGCTACCCTTAGAGCCGTGGGTGTTTGTACTGATGATGCAAATGGGGCTTCTAAAGGGCCGCTGCAAATTGGTGGTACGGCCTTTGTTAAGTTGGGCGCAACCCTTACTGCGGGCACGCTGATTGTATCTGATGCAAATGGTAATGCTATTGCAAATATAGAAGATACTGATGTTGTAAATGGTACCAATCATT